TGGCGAAGCTGAAAACCGAGGAAGAACGGCAGGATTTGATTGTAAAGACCTTAAAAGGCACTTACAGCGAAGCATCCGTGCAGTACAAAGAAACCAACAAGGATATCATGGAATCCCGGAAGGCGCAGGAACGCTTATCGGATGCAATGGCGAAGGTTGGTGAAATCGGGGAACCGATAATGACAGCACTTCGGAATGCGATTGCATCACTTGCAGAAAAGGCAATCCCGGTCCTTGAAGATATGGTGAATTGGTTCCGTGATGCTATCACATGGATAAAGCAGAACGAAGAAACCGTGCAAACATGGGTTGGCGTTATTATAGGCGCAACAACGGCAATCGGTGCCTTCGTTTTAATTATTTCATGGGGAAAGATAATGACCGCAGCGGCAAACGCCGTGAAGGTTGTTAGAACTGCCATGATTGCCTTTAATGCGGTATTGATGGCAAATCCTATTGGCTTGGTTGTGGCGGCTGTTGTGGGGCTTGTGGCGGCGTTTATTTACCTTTGGAACAATGTCGATGGCTTCCGGAACTTTTGGAAATCCGCATGGAACACGATAAAATCCCTTGCAAATTCCGCATGGAAGGCAATCCGGAAATACTTTTCGGATGCGTGGGCGGCTATTAAGAAAACATGGTCCGCGGTGACAGGGTACTTCCGGGGGATATGGAACGGAATCAAGTCTACTTTTAATTCTGTGAAATCGTGGTTTTCCCAAATTTTCCGGAACGCATGGAACGGTGTCAAGTCTATATGGAACGGAGCGCGTTCTTTCTTCTCCGGAATATGGTCCGGCATCCGTGGTGTGTTTGGATCGGTTGCATCGTGGTTCCGCAATACCTTCCGCAATGCTTGGAACAATATCAAATCAGTGTTCAGCGGTTGGGGTTCCTTCTTCTCCGGGTTATGGACGAAGATAAAAAGCAAATTCGGTTCGATGGGCAGTTCCATCGGTTCAGCAATGGGAAATGCCGTGCGAAACGGAATGAACGGTGTAATTTCCAAAGTGCAAAGCACTATCAATAAGGGAATCGGGTTCATCAATAGCGCAATACGGCTTGCGAACAAACTTCCGGGAATCAATGTCGGCACAGTTCCGACATTATCCCTTCCGCGCCTTGCAAAAGGTGGCGTATTGGAGAGAGGGCAAGTTGGTATTTTGGAAGGTTCCGGGGCGGAAGCTGTTGTGCCGTTGGAAAACAACCGGGCATGGATTTCGCGTGTGGCGGAAGATATGAACGAACTGCAAGCAACAAAACAACCGGGAAGCAATATTGATATTCTTCCGCGGTTGAACAGAATAATTGAATTACTTGAAAATCTATTCGGTATGCAGGTAAGGCTTGACAGCGGCGCACTTGTGGGCGAATTAGCCCCGGCGGTTGATGCAAGACTTGGCAGGATGTACCGGACAGCAAGTAGAGGAAACGCACGATAAACGCACGGAAACACACGCCGTGTGTTTTTTTAATGAACAAAAGAAGGGGGTGAATCCCTTATGGAACTTTTTAAACTCCTTGGCACCATTGCCATTGAGAATGAGGAAGCAATAGAAAGCCTTGACGAAACATCGAGCAAAGCAGGACAGTTTGCGGAAAGTCTGAAAAAGGGCGCAGGCGTTGCGGCGAAGTTCGGAACTGCGGTTGTCGGCGGCACATTAGCGGCAGGCGCAGCACTTGTCGGCGTTGCATCTTCTTCTGCATCCACAGCGGACGAAATCGACAAAATGTCGGCAAAGATTGGTATGTCAAAGCAGGGATATCAAGAGTGGTCCTATGTATTAGGGCAAAACGGAATGGATGTAAACAGCTTACAAATGGGCATGAAAACACTTGTCGCGCAAATGGACGGAGCCGCAAGCGGCACCGAAAAGAGCGTGGAAATGTTCGAGAAGTTAGGTGTAAGCATTTATGATTCCGAAGGCAAAATGAAGAACCAAGAGGAAATGTTCAAGGAAGTAACAATGGCACTTGCTTCGATGGAGAACGGCACGGAAAAAGCCGCACTTGCAAATGGGCTTCTTGGACGGTCCGGATCAGAAATGATGCCGATGCTTAACAACGGCGCGGCAGGCATTGTGGAACTTACGGACCGGGCGCACGAATTGGGCTTGATTATGGGTGATGATGCCGTGAATGCAGGCGTTGTCCTTGGTGATACCTTGGACGATGTGAAGAAGTCTGCCGGGATGGTTGGAACTAAAATCGGCGTTGCACTGTTTCCGATTCTTCAAAAAGTGCTTGATTTGGTACTGCAATTTATGCCGCAGGTACAGTCCGTTTTTGACAGTTTTGCGCCTGTATTGATTGGCTTGATGGATTCGTTGATGCCGATGCTGTTTTCTTTGGTGGAAAGTGTATTTCCGTTGGTGGTTAGTCTGATAGAAGCACTTTTGCCATCGTTTATGCAAATCACAGAAGCAATCCTTCCGGTGCTGTTGCAGGTTTTGGAAATGCTATTGCCGCCATTGATTGAGATTGTGCAGGCACTTTTGCCGCCATTGGTGCAATTACTTCTTCCTATTTTGAATCTGTTGACACCTATCATAAACCTGTTGCAGCCTGTTATTGATTTGGTTTTGGCACTTTTGGTTCCTTTGGCAACACTTATCACTGATATTTTGACACCTTTAATCACGATTGTAACAAAGGTAATAGAGGTTGCAATAAAGCCGCTTCAATTCGCGTTCGAATATCTTTCCGGCATGTTGACAAGCGTTGTAAATTATGCCTTTGAATCCGTGATGAACAAGGTAAACACGATAAAAGGTGTATTTTCGGGAATCATCCAGTTTGTCAAAGGTGTGTTTACCGGGGATTGGAAATCTGCTTGGGAAGGCGTGAAGAAAATCTTTTCAACCATAGCAGAGGGAATCGCAAATAACTTCAAAATTCCGCTAAATTTTATCATTGACTTAATCAACAATATGATTAAGGGAGTGAACAAAATTGAAATTCCGGATTGGGTTCCGGGCGTTGGTGGAAAGAACTTAAACATTCCGTTGATACCGAAATTGGCACGCGGCGGCATCCTTGAAAAAGGACAGATGGGCTTCCTTGAAGGAAACGGCGCGGAAGCCGTGGTGCCTTTGGACCAAAACCGAAAATGGATTGGCAGGGTTGCGGAAGATATGGCAATGCAGGGCATCGGCGGCGGAATTGATTATGACCGTCTTTCCGTTGCAGTTGTTGATGCCATCCGTGAAGTAATTCCGGAATTGCAGAATACACAGAGAATCGAAACGGACGAAAGCGGAATTTTCCGTGTAGTGCGTGACAAGGCGCGTGAATACACACATAAAACCGGGAATCCGGCGTTTGCGTAAAGGGGGTGCAGTATGTATCAAGGTTATAGAATCAAAGTCAATGGAACCATTATTGACAATATGATGATTAAGCGCGGCACATATTATTCCGTGCCGACAACGCGCGTTATTTCCTCATATTACGATGCCGCAGGCGGATTCCATGAGGAATTAAGTCCTGTAAAGAAGATGGAAATAGGCTTTACAATCCGGGAACACGATCCGGAAGAACATACCGCACTTCTTTCTGCATTCACCGGGCGCAATGTATCGGTGGAATATTGGAACGATACAACCGGAGAATACAATGTGGGCTTATTCCGCGTGGATGATTTGAAGGCGAAACACAAGCACACGGCAGGCGGAATCCGGTATGGTGAAATACCTGTTAAGTTAAAGGAGAATTGACGATGGCAGATGCAAAAGAATATAAGGTACTATTCAATCAGTCGGGGGTTCCCAAAAGTCTGATTGTTTCTTTCCCGAATATTTCTGTCACGCTTCGGAATGAAGATATCGTTTCGGAAAGCATGGAAATCTCCGAAAGCCTTTGTTCGGAACCGGAACTTCGTTTCGGTTCCTGCGAAGCATCGGTTTTCAAGCTGCGCATCATCGGCAATGTGGTTCCGTTGATTGGTGAAAAATTTACGGTGTCAATGTATGTCGGGGATATTGCGGAACCGTTTGTTCTTGGAACTTACAAGGTAGCATCCGACAAACCGACAGCGGACAGACGATTCCGGGATATTGTGGCATACGATGCAATGCACGATATCATCAATTCGGATGTGGCGGCGTGGTACAATGCAATTCTTCCTGCGGAGAACAGTGCAACCACCCTTGGAGCATTCCGGGCATCCTTCGTTTCGCATTTTGGCTTGGAGCAGGAAACAATCACATTGCCGAATGATGAAATGATTGTTACAAAGACGATTATCCCGGAAGAAATCAGCGGAAAAGATGTGCTTACAGCTATATGCGAACTGAACGGATGCTTCGGGCATATCGGACGGAATGGCAAGATGCAGTATATCACTTTGCCGGAAATTGAAAGCGGACTTCTCCCGGCGAACAATTTATATCCTGCGGATGGTTTGTTCCCTTATGACGGAAACACAGAAAAGATAAAGGAACACTACTATATTTCTTGCAAGTATGAAGATTACACCACGAAGCGCATCGGCAAACTGCAAATCCGGCAGGAAGAAAACGATATCGGCTGCATTATCGGTTCGGGCGAAAACAGCTACATCATAGAAAATAATTTCTTGGTGTACGGCAAGGGCGCGGCGGAACTGGAAGCAGTGGCGCAGAAAGTCTTTGATACAATCAGTGTTATTTGGTACCGTCCGGCATCGACAAAGGCAATCGGCAATCCATGCTTGGAAGTAGGCGCAGGAATCCGATTGAACACGCAACATGAAGTTGTTGAAACCTACATCTTAGATCGCACACTGAAAGGCATACAGGGCTTGGTTGACACCTACGATGCGAAGGGCGCGGAAAAGTATTCCGGCAATGTAAATTCGGTGCAGAAGTCCATTGTTCAGCTTAAAGGCAAACTGAACATCCTTACACGGACAGCAGAAGAAACGCGTTCGCAGCTTATCGACATAGAAAAGGACCTTTCTTCTCAAATCTTGCAGACTGCGGAAGAAATATCGGCAGAGGTTAAGAGGGCGCAGGAAGCGGAAGCAAGCCTTTCTGTCCAGGCGGATGAAATCGCACTTTCGGTGACGGACTTGCAAACCAACACACAATCGAGCATCACACAGCTTGCGAATGAAATTGCGCTTTGCGTGACAGAAAGCGAAGTCGAAAGCAAGATTAGTGTTGCGATTAGCGGAATAACAATTTCGGCAAGTCAAATCAGATTGGAAGGTTATACAACCATCAACAACGGTTTTTCCGTTCTTTCCAATGGTTCCGTTGTTATTCGTGACGGAAGCACTTCTGCACAGTTAGATGGAAATATGTTTGAAATTGCAACAAGCGGAAGCGGTTCTTTGCGGCTTGGTTCCAATTATATTGCAATGTACGATACCGGGTATGTTGAAACGCACCCAATAGCATATTGGACAAATGGAACGGTCCACATCGGGGATAGTTTGACAGCACTGCATTGTGAAACAATCAATGGTGGTGTTCCGATAACAAGTGCAAACATTCATGAATACATTTAAAGACAGGTGGTGATATTTTGGGAATAAACACAGCAACAAAGAAGTTCAAGCAAGATTTGGTTGATGTGATCAACAAAAGCGGATTGCCATCCTGCATTGTTGAAATGGTTCTTGATAATGCACTTGGAGCAGTGCGGCAGAAGGTGGCAATGGACTTGCAGGCAGAAGCAGAAAGTGAGGTGAAGAACGATGGAGAAACTGTATAGTAGAATAAACTTTGAGAATGCACCATCCAAGAAAACACCGTTGAACAAAGAAAATCTAGACAAGATGGATAGTGCGATCAATGAGATAGACAACCGGGTTATTGAGTTAAATGGTGATTTAAGTAACTTGATGGTTGAGACTTATGATAATGCAAAAAAAATAACAATGGGATATCTCAAAGGCAATATTACTCTTGATATTGTATTTTCGGATGATGAAGAAAACAAAGACACAATAATGATGACACAAATTCATGTTGCCGATAGTGATTTATATATCACTCCAAACAATGGTTGGATGGCATACGCTTATTCTTATTCTGATATTGACGGAAGCAATCCAATGAGATTTTGGGGTGATTGGAGAACGGAAAAATCTGTAATACCGAAAGGAACATTTTACAGACTTATCCTCGCAAATGTTGATAGAACAGATATATCAACATTGGCTTTTGACGAAATTCTTTCTAATTACAAGGTAGAAAGAAAAGGAATAAGAAATTATATCAATGTACAAAACTTTTTCAAATCCGAGGGATTTAAGTTTGCGACTATTGACGACAAAGGTGTTTTAGTTGCGGATAATACAAGAATAACAAATGCTGAAATTCAGACCGCACCTTGTGATATGTTGGTTAAAATTCCTGACGGATACAAGCAGATTTTATTCATGTATCATGCAGATGGTACGCTTGTAGCAAAGCAGTTGATTGTTTGGAGCAACAGCGATGTGTTTATCCCTAGCGGCACACATTACCGGCTTTTGTTGGCAAGAGAGAATGATGCAAACATGGATGGTTTTAGTGTATTGCGTAATATTGAAGTAGAAGCAGATGAGGTTCTTGAAGAATACAAAAAGCAAACTGTAATCGAAAGGAATAACGAAGCTGTAAACATGATTGTGGCAAGTAGAAAACAATTTTCTAACTTTCCAATCAACGATGGTTCACCAAGTAAAATTTTGACATTTGCACACATTACAGATATTCATTCCGACACTAAAAGATATGGTAATTTTATCGACTTTATCAATGGTGTAAATGGTGTTGCATTTGGTATTTGTACTGGTGATTTTGTTGTTCTGCCAAAGGATGAAGAATTTCATGCAATTTCCATGCACAGCAACAAAACCATTTACCCTGTTATTGGAAACCACGAAGCAAGCGGCACTTGGCAAGGTGTGACCTATACCAAAACACCGGAACAGTTGATGGATTTACTTCCATTTCCTAAGAGTGCAACCAAAACATATTATAGTGTTGATTTTGAAGAACAAGATGTAAAATTGATTGTTCTGAATCAGTATGAGAATACATCTACAAACTACTCTCAAGAACAAATTGATTGGTTCGTGGAACAGTTGCACAACGCATCCCGTAATGATATGGGTGTTGTTATCGGTATGCACTACTGCGAACATTTTCCTGTTAGCAATGACAAGGGATTCTATCAGAGATATAAACTGTGGGAAGATGTTGAGGAAGTCGAAGGATTCATTGAGGACATTGTAGATGCTTTCAAAAACGGTAAAACAGTAACAGCCGCTTCCGGTTCGCTTTCTGTCAATACTTCTTTTGAAAGCAAGGGCACATTCATTGCTTATATGTGCGGACATAGGCACGCTGATTATATAGGTTATTCTTCCAAATATTACGATCAGTTATATTTGATGTGTACCTGCGGTTCTGCCTTTACAGAATATTGTCTTGGCGAGAATAAGTATAACTTTGGTGAGGAAGTGAGTGATTTAGTACGCACACCGGACACAAAATATGAAGATGCCTTCAACATCTACTCTATAGATGTAGCGAACAAGTTGGTAAAGGTAATCCGAGTTGGTGCGGACATAAACGACATGATGGAAAGTCGAAAGTGTGCAGTGTATAACATCAATATTTAACAAAAGATAACATTGCAGATCGCAAAGAAAGTGAGGTTATATGAAAGGTGTAAGTTTTGGGGATTTTCATTCGTACCGTGATTTTTCCCTTATACTTTCACAAAAGATAATCGGGACACCATCACCAAAGACGGAAACCATCGACATTCCGGGTGGTGATGGTGTTCTTGATTTAACGGAGTTTTTCGGAGAAACGAAATATAATAATCGCAATCTATCATTTGAGTTTTCAACCATTGTTCCGCAGGCGGAATTTATGGACCTGTTTTCGCATGTGCAGGATGCCTTGCACGGAGAGAAGATGCAGATTGTCCTTGATGAATCCCCGGAGTGGTATTATATCGGGCGAATCAGTGTATCGGAATGGAAGGCGGAAAAGGCGGTGGGGAAACTTACGATTGATTGCGATTGTGAACCGTACCGGGCGAAGCTGTCAAAAACGGTTATCACGGCGGCAGTGAGTGGAGAAACAAAGGTGATTCTTACGAACAGCAAAAAGCCTGTTATTCCGACAATAGATATCACCGGGGAAGTGTCCTTGACCTTCGGAGAGAATTTCTACACACTTTCCGCCGGGCGTTATGACCTGCCGGGGGTGCGGCTTGTAAATGGACCGAATACCATTCTATTAGGCGGAACCGGAACAGCAACCTTCACCTATTTGGAAAGAGGACTTTGACAAAACCATCCATATTATGGTAAAATAATATTGCGCGGATAGTGATTGCAACACGATAAAGGCGGAATACCCACCGCCCTTCCGTGCATTTCAAATTGGGTGTTGCCGAAAGGGTAAAGGTGACAATATGGAAGAAGTATGGAAGGATGTTGCAGGGTATGAAGGATTGTACCAAGTAAGCAACAAGGGCAATGTGAAAAGCCTTGAAAGAATGGTTCCTTATGCACACGGCATGAGAACAATTTTCGAAAAGGTTATGAAGCCCGAATTAAATGCAGATGGATATTTGCGTTTGAAGTTGGTAAAAGACGGTGTAAGGAAAAACAAAAAGATTCATCGTTTGGTTGCCGAAGCATTCATCCCAAATTCGGAAGCGAAGCAGTGTATCAATCATATTGACGGAAACAAAATGAACAATAGTGTTGAAAACCTTGAATGGGTTTCCTACAGTGAAAACATGGTACATGCATATTCGAACGGATTGGCTAAGAATTGGAATTTAGGCAAGCATTATCACTGGAAGCACGGACACACAGAAGAAAGCAAACGGAAAATTAGCGAAGCGAAAAAAGGCAGTACCTATTCTTGGGGGCATGGACATACAGAAGAAGCGAAGCGACATATAAGCGAAGCAAAAAGAAACCGCACAAAAGATAAAAAGGCGCAATGATGTGCCTTTTTTTATTTCAATAAAAGGCGGTGATTTAATTATGTATCGTGTATACTGCGATTCTTTCCTGCTTTATGATGGCACGGAAGAATACATGATATTTTCACCGAAGGTAGAATTGGAATTGAATCAGATCGGGAAATTCGAATTTACCATTTACAACAACCATCCGAACTTTGACAGCCTGCGGCGGTTGAAATCCATCGTTA